AAACAAAATGCGTGGAACCTTAGCAGTTTGTGCGGTTAAATCCCCTGAATTTGGAGATCGTCGCAAATTGGTTTTAGAAGATATTGCTACCCTAACTGGTGGAGAAGTTTTTAGTAAAGAAAAAGGAATGAAACTTGAAAAATTCTCTTGGGACTGGTTCGGTGAAGCAAGAACAGTTAACGTAACAAAAGAATCAACTACAATTGTAGATGGAAAAGGAGAATCAGAACGAATTGAAGCACGTATTGAAGAATTACAGCAACAAATCGAACAAGCAACAACGCCGTTCGAAGTTGAAAAACTCCAAGAAAGGCTATCGAAATTCGTTGGAGGAGTGGGAATAATCCACGTTGGTGGTCTCACAGAATCTGAAATGAAAGAAAAGAAGGATCGTGTAGACGATGCCCTTCAATCAACAAAAGCCGCTATTGAAGAAGGTATTGTACCTGGTGGTGGTGCTGCTTTATTAGGTGCTCGTGAAGGTATTGAATTAGATTCAATTGGTAGTGAAATTGTATATCAATCTTGTGGTAAACCATTTGAACAAATTCTAACCAATGCGGGACACACTTCAGTAGAAGCTCAAATGTTAGGTTTAACATTGAAAAATTCATATGAAGTATGGAATGGTTATAACCTTAAAACAGAAGAGGTTGTAAACATGAAAGAAGCAGGCATTATCGACCCATCTAAAGTAACTCGAACTGCTCTTGAAAGTGCTGCTTCAGTAGCAGGAACTGTCCTACTTACAGAATGTGTAGTAGTAGAAGATCCTGATAGCAAAGAAGAAGCAGATCCTATGGCTGGAATGATGAATGGGATGATGTAATGAGAGTAGAAAAGCAAGAACATCTTGAACTTATCGCCAATAGACAGGCACCTGGCGATCGCTGGGTGCTTGTTGGTGATAAGATTGTGCATAAATCTCTTACCGAAGCCTTAGAAGCTTGGTTCCAAAAATCAGGTGAAAAAGCTGAATTTAGGCTTGCTCCTTTAGATAGTAAGTTGTATGTTATACGCACAGAAGAGGTAGAAATTAAACCAGAACTACCTAAGAAATTTAATATATATGGAGATTACTAGAGAACATACTTTACTAGTAGAAAAACATCGTTCTAAAGGATTGGATGAATATGTTGGTAACGAGCATATTAAGAAAACCATTCAACAATATCTAGATCAAAACGATATTCAAAATCTTATTTTCTATGGCCCCGCGGGAACAGGAAAAACGACTCTAGCAAAGCTTATTGTAAATAATCTTAATTGTGATCATCTTTATATCAACGCCTCAGATGAAAGAGGTATTGAAACCATTAGAGATAAAGTATCAGGATTTGCTAGTACAGCTTCTTTCAAACCACTTAAAGTAGTTATCTTAGATGAAGCAGATTTCCTTACAATTCAAGCACAAGCTTCTCTTCGAAATGTAATTGAAACATTTTCACGTACTACTCGTTTTATTATGACGTGTAATTATGTTGAGCGTATTATTGATCCACTTCAATCACGTTGCCAAGTGCTTAAAGTAATACCCCCTTCTAAACAAGAGGTTGCTTATCATTTGGTAGATGTTCTAAAAAAAGAAAAAGTAGATTGCAGTGCTGAAGATTTAAAGGTTATTGTAAATCAATACTATCCCGATATTCGTAAAATGCTCAATACCATTCAATTATCAATTCAAGATAATGAGGTGGTGGTTGATAAATCAATACTTGTATCATCTAATTATATGGTTCAAGTAATTAAAGAATTAAAGAATGCTAAACCGAATTGGAAAACTATTAGACAAATTATCGCTAATGCAAATGTTCAAGATTTTGAGGAACTTTATCGTTATTTGTATGATAATGCTTCTGTATACGCAGATGGAAAGGAAGGAATGGTTGCTATTTACATTAATGAGTATAGTTATCAGTCTAATTTCCGTATTGATAAAGAAATTAATGCGATGGCACTCATCGGAAAATTAATCGAATTAAAATGATAAACTTTGAAACCATATCAATCCAAGATAACTTATTTCAAGTTTATCGTAAATTAAAAGATAGTGAAAAATGGGACTCTGCAATCCTAAAAAAACTATGGAATTGCACTCATGTTTTCAGACATGATGGTATGCTTTATGTATGCCGAGAAATAGAAACAATTAATTATCAATAATCATAAATTATGGAACAACAACCACAAATGAATGTTAATGTCGACCTTAAAAACACAGAGTCGGTAGAACACAAAAACGGAAAAGTATGGGCTCAAGGATTTTTAATCCGTAAAGTCTCTAAATTTGTAACAGGTACTTCTGAAGATGCCTATATGCCAATCCCGGTATTTTATGATCCCCAAAGCGGTGAACTTTTACAAAACACACTTCCACCAGAACTAAGAGATGAAGCAAGTCAAAACAATATTTCAGTGGCTGAATGAGATAACTCTCTATAAATCCTCTCCTGAAGAGTTTTCACAGGAATCGTGGGATAAATGGAATTCTTACATGATACATAGATATTTATCTATGGATATAAATTACATAGATATTGTAAATTATGTTCAAAAGGTTAATCCACAAAGTAAGAAACAAATTTATACCATTTACAAAGAAATGATTCCAAAGAAAAAAGTTTACCTCAAGTATGTTAAAAATGAAAACAAGAAAAATTATCAAGAATTAGCTGAGTATATAGCCGACTATTTAGAATGTGGTTTAGGTGAAGCTGACGAATATATTCCTATTTTACAGGAACATGGTATTAGAGGTATCCTTTGGAAAATGGGGGTTGAAGAAGACGAAACTGAAAAATTAATTAAAAAAGCAAAGTTATGAGTTTATTAGTAGACATGCTTCATAAATCAGCAGAAGCTGATAAAGCTAAAGCATTACTAACCTTAGAAATATTAGGCAAAAACCCAGTGGGTATTGGAGATCATTCAACAGATGATTTTTATAGAAATGCTGAAGAAGCCCTTTCTATGTTAGCAGATGCTGATGATAGACTAGAAGCAATTGGAAAATATTTAATGGAAAAAAGAGTTATTTAAATGAGTAAAAATCAAAGTTATGACCCATTTGGAAACAGATGGGAAAACCACCCAGCATCAGTAGAGAATCAAATACAAGATAAAGACACAATTAAATATGGTCTTACAGCTACTGAAATCGTTAAAAAAGAATACCCTCACATTTACGATGGTTATATGGCTATCATGGAAGAGCAGCTGGAGCTATTCAGCCAAAAACATCTTGACTACGGTATGCATAACATTACTGCTGGTACTAGCCTTGCTACTGAAGATGAAAGGGAATTTGCTCTTACGGGATTATGGTATAGAATGAGTGATAAGATTAACCGTTGGAAGAATCTAATTATTTCATCACGTGTTCCACAAAACGAAACACTTATTGATACCTTTCAAGATATTTGCAACTATGCTATTATTTGTCAGTTAGTTCAACAAGATAAATGGAAAAAATAAGTTTTGGCTAAAAAGAAATCACCCCAAATAGTTAGAGAAATACAAAAAAATAAACCAGAACCGGTTAATTTTGCCTATGAGAAAAATATCTCATATTCCCAGCTATCAATGTATTCGCAGTGCCCTAAAAAATGGGCATTGCAGTACAGGGATGGGCACAAAGTAAGAGAACAAAGCATTCATATGACTTTTGGGACAGCTCTACATGAGACCTTACAAATGTACCTTGATGTTATGTATAATCAAAGTGCAGTAAAAGCTGATGAGTTAGATTTAGAGACAGATTTTGAAACTAGATTAAGGGATTGCTATGCAGAAGCTTATAAACAAAATAAAAACAAACATTTTACTGATGCTACAACACTTCGAGAATTTTATTTCGACGGTGTTGAAATTACAAATTACCTTAGAAAGAATAGACGCAAATATTTTTCTAAACGTGGTTGGTGGTTAGTAGGTTGTGAAGTCCCAATTGTATTGGCGCCTAATCCGCATTTACCACGCGTTAAATACATGGGCTTCCTTGATGTCGTGATGTATAATGAAAACACAAATAAATTCATTATAATCGATATAAAAACCTCTACCAGAGGTTGGAATGATAAAGCAAAGAAAGATAAATCTAAACAACACCAGTTAGTGTTGTATAAAAAATTCTTTTCTCAACAATATAATATTCCAATCGATGATATTGATATTGAATTCTTTATTGTAAAGCGTAAATTATATGAATCTCAAGATTTTGTAATTAAACGTATCCAACAATTTAGACCACCTTCAGGTAAAACTTCAGTTAATAGAGCAACTAAATCATTAAATGAATTCTTAGATAATTGTTTTACATCTGAAGGATATAATGAAAAAGATATGCCCGCTCTAACTAATAATAATTGTAAATGGTGTCCTTACTTCAAGACTCATTTATGTTCTGCGACTTTTGAAGGATAATGATATACGTATATAAAATATAATAAATAATGTTATGGCAATTACAGACAAAACACTTACAAGTGTTAAAATTAAAAGTGATTTATTTAATGAATTTAAAATTGAATGTGTAAAACGTAAATTCTCATTCCAAAAACTTGCGGATCGAGCTATTTATTTGTATCTTACAGATGAAGATTTTAGAAAACAGATTACATCACACAATAATTTAGAACTTTAAATAAATGAAAGAAGGTTATATTCCTAAAGAGCAGAGAAAAAACATTCTCCTGCTCACAGATGATATTCGTTTCCCCTCAGGTGTGGGACACATTGGAAAAGAGATAGTACTGAATTCAGCTCACCATTACAATTGGGTAAACTTAGGGGGTGCTATGAAACACCCTGATGAAGGGAAAAGAATAGATATTAGTGGAGACGCTAATCAATTACACGGGATAGAAGATGCCAGTATAATAATCCAACCCAATTCAGGGTATGGTGATGCTGATAAAGTAAGAGCATTAATTAAAGAGTTTAGTATTGATGCTATTTTCTTAATTACAGACCCACGTTATTTTACTTGGCTATTCCAAATTGAAAATGAAATTAGAAAAACAATGCCTATTGTTTATCTTAATATTTGGGATGATTATCCTGCTCCTGCTTATAACAGTGCATTTTATGAATCATGCGATGCTTTATTTGGGATTTCAAAACAAACAGTAAATATTAACAAGATTATACTAGGGGATAAAGCAGAAGGTAAAATTATTAAATATGTACCTCATGGTTTAAATCACAATATCTTCAAACCCATTTCAGAAAAATCTTCAGATTATAAGAATTTTAAAGATTTTAAAAACCAAATAACAAAAACAGATCCTGAATTTGTTTTATTTTATAATTCTAGAAATATTCGTAGAAAACAAGTTGCTGATACTTTACTAGCTTGGAAATATTTTATAGATCAATTACCTAAAGAAAAACAAGATAAAGTTAAATTTGTACTTCATACTGAAATAGTAAGTGATCACGGTACTGATTTAATGGCTGTTAAGGATTATTTATTTGGAGAAGATTATGAAGGTATTTTATTTTCAACTAATAAAATTATCCCAATTCAATTAAATTACCTTTATAACATAGCTGATGCCCAAATCTTACTTACTTCAAATGAAGGGTGGGGGTTATCACTTACAGAAGCTCTTTTAGCAGGTACTCCTATTATTGCAAATGTAACAGGTGGAATGCAAGATCAAATGAGATTTGTAGACGAAAATAGAAATTGGTTTACACCTACCCCTCAATTACCTTCCAACCACACCGAAAAGTATAAAGAACATGGTGAATGGGCATTCCCAGTATTCCCTACTAATCGTTCATTACAAGGTTCTCCACAAACTCCTTATATTTGGGATGATAGGTGTAAACCTGAAGATGCAGCTATGCAAATAGAAAAATTGTATAATATGACTCGTGAAGAAAGAAAAGCATTAGGTTTAAAAGGACGTGAATGGGCTATAGGTGAAGAAGCTGGTTTTACTGCTGAGATTATGACTCAAAGAGTAATTGAAGGAATAAATCAAACACTTAAAGAATTTACTCCTAGAAAAAATTACGAATTTGTAAATGCTAATGAATTTAAAAAACCAACAGTACAACACAATTTAATTTACTAATATGAAGAATAGTTTTGTAATAAGTTGCCCCATTGACACATACTCAGGATATGGTGCTAGAAGTAGAGATTTGGTAAAAGCTATTATCGAATTAGATAAATATGATGTTAAAATTTTACCTCAAAGATGGGGTGGTACACCTTGGGGTTTTATAGAAGAACATAAAGAATGGCACTTCCTAAAACCACACCTGTTGGAATTTGGTAAACCTCTTTCAGCACGCCCTGATATTTGGGCTCAAGTCACCATCCCAAATGAATTTCAACCCATAGGACAATATAATATTGGGTTTACTGCTGGGATTGAGACTACAGTCCCCAATCCTCAATGGATTGAAGGGTTAAATAGGATGGATTTAAATTTAGTTTCTTCAAATCAT